TGCGTGACACACCTGCCATGTCCGCCACCATTTGGTGGAAGTCGGCATTGCCTTCGTGGTACATTCTCACCACATCATCGATCTGTGGATCCCGCCGGGCGCCGGTCAGCGTGGCGCAATAGTGTGCCAGCCAGCGTGGTTCTTGCGATGCATAGTCAAAGCTGCCCCACTGCTCTCCATCCTCCGGGATGAAGAGACCCCGGATCATCTTTTTGATTTCGGGGTCACGAGCCGGGATTTGTTGGAGGTTCGGGTTGGACGAAGAAAATCGTCCGGTAACTGTGCCCCCTTCATCTGAACGAAGAGGGTGAAAATCACAATGGATACGACCGTCATGCGAATGTTCAAGAATCGTTTGAATAAATGTTGTGTTTGCCTTGTTAAATTCACGAAGGCGTACAATTTTTTGCGCCACCGGGTGAACGTGGTTCGCAAGAAATGCTTTTGTAAAGGCTGGCGCATTAGACTTTTTTGTCCTGTTGTAGTTCAACCCAAGAGCGTCGAACGCCTTTGCTACGGATGCAGCGGCCCACGGCTCCACAAGGACGCCAGTCTCTTCCTTTACTTCTTTAAGTAACACATCTTCGCGGCGCTTTAGTTCCTTCTGCACATCGTGTGCCTTGTCTACATCAACACGTACACCTTTCGCTTTCATGTCGAGCAGCAGCGGAATCAGTGATGTCTCTAACTCGAATATGCTGCTGACTTCATCCTTGTCGATGTCTACCCGCAACCTATCCCACAGGCGCAGGGTAACGGAAGCGTCCTGCTCTGCATACCTGCCCACAAACGAGGCATGCAGCTTCCACATCTCTCCCTTGGGATTAACGCCATACATTTCTGCCGCAGCCCGTAGCATCTTCTCGTTCTTGTACTCGCCAAGATACCCACCGGCTAGGCTGTTCAGGTTGTACCACCGACGGTTCTCGTTCAACAACGGCGCCGCTACCATCGTATCGATGATCTTGCCTTGCACCTCGATGCCGGCCCAACGCAGCCAACCCAAATCGTACATGGCGTTGTGCATAATCTTCTCGATGTGCGGCGTGGCAAGCTGCTTCTTCAGCCAGTTGACCACCGTCTTCTCCGGCATGTTACCACCACCTTGGTGTTGGATCGGGAAGTACCCAACGAAATCACCGGCAGCGACAGCGAAGCCGATCACATAGCCGTCGTTGCGACACCAACCCGGACCCAAGGTCAGCAGGTTCGGGTCACAGGTTTCAAGGTCAATGGCTATGCGTTCACAGTTGGTCAGGTCCGGCAGGGATGATGGCGGATACCACTCCTCTTCAAGGTCAAACAGATCAGCTTTCATCGTTCGAGATCTCCCCACCCAATGCGGCGTAGCCGATGATATCGGTCCACGAATCATCCTTGTGCATGTCCTCGGCAAGCCGAGCCAACTTCAATCCAACCATCATGGCAACCACTTCTGTCGGCGTGATCTTGTCCAACAACTTTCTACGCAGCAGCACGTTCCAGATCGCAGCGATCCGCTCGTGGTTTAGCAACGCCGGCCCATAGTCCTCGGCCCTCGGTCCATTGATCAGTTCTTCTGCCTGCTTCAGGAAGTGCTCTCTGTTTTTCATATTTCGAACCTATGGTTGGAGTGTGACTCGACAAGGTGTAACTCTTTGCGGGCACGGGTCATGCCCACATAGAAGACACGAGTCTCTCCACCCATGTCCCCGTCTCTAGTGATTACAGGGCTAGACTCCAGCAGGAGGAGGACGTTGTCTGCCTCCCCACCCTTCGCCTTGTGGATCGTCGATATCCGTATCCTCGGCTTGCCCGACAAGATAGACTCGCCCATCCGACGTACAGAAGTAATGTAGATCCGCTCCTGTTCCGACACGCGGATCACATCGTACCACGGTGTCTGGTCCGTGGCTTTCAGTTCGCACAGGTTTTGTAAGTCGGTGAGGGTATAGGTGGCTTCGGGGTCTAGGTTTGTAAGTTTGCGTCTGCCTGACTTGGTGATGACCGACGATTGAATAATCTTTGAGAAGGTCTTCAATTCTGTTGGAGAAACAAACTGATTTTTGCATAGCCGCAACCACACCTCGATGCCGTTCAAAACATTTGGGGAAATAGACCAGTCTGACCCCTCGCGCCAGAACAGGTAGCCCTGCTCCTTGAGGGTGTTCGCAACCTTGTTCGCGATGTTGTTAGTACGAGCAAGAATTAACCATTCGCCAGTTCGTAAGTCCACATCGAGGATATCATGATGCCACACCACAGCACCACCTTCTCGGGCAGGAAACCAATCTTTTTGCTGCCGAAACGCCAAGTGTTTTATGACATGGTTAGCTAGGGTATGTACCTCTGACGGAAGGCGATATGACGTACCTAAAATCGTCTTCTTTTCCGATGCGTTCAAGAAGTCCCGAACATCCACACCCATCCACGAGTAGATGCACTGATCGTCGTCGCCAGCAAAATAAACGCGCTTGGCGCATGGCTTTATTACTTCGTGAATCATACGCCACTGTAGTGGGACAAGATCTTGTGCCTCGTCAACAATCAAGACATCGAACAGCGGGGAATTACCTTGCAACACAAACTGTTCGATCATGTCTACGAAGTCCAGTTTGTCGGTCATCTTTTTGTAGTCTCGGATTACCTGATCAACGAGCTTCAACTGCGTGAAGTTTAAGTTCCAGTCTGCCCGTTCGCTGAAAACTTCCTCAAGTGTACTGCCTGTCACACGAGCAAGCTGAATCATGGTGTGGTATTTATCACCAAGTGCCTGCCCCGCAGCAAACAGAATCCCATCGTCCATACGGGTTGATGCTGCCGACTTCATAGGCAGGCCAAGTAGATCGCCAATCTTGTTGTAGTCCGCACCCTTCAATACCTTCTGCCCATTCAAACCAAGCTGGTTAAAGGCAAAGGAATGCAGCGTCCGGAACCACATCATCTGCTGTTCGTTGATGCCCAGCTTCTCGGCGGCACGTTCTCGTGCCTCTTGCGCTGCCTTCTTGCTGAAGGACATGAAAGCAATCTTGTCGGGCGGCGTTCCACGGTCCAGTTCCTGCTGAACGATGTTGATCAGTCGTGTGGTCTTGCCCGTGCCTGGGGGTCCAAAGATTGTGGTCTGCATTATGGCTTACTCCTGATCAGAACCGTCGTAGTCCACTTCTCTGTAGAAGTGAGGCTCAACGACAACCATCTTCTCTGTTCCCCAATGGTTATCGTCAGTGCATACCTGACAGGCATCACCTTGAGTCATCGATTCGTGGCGCTTGTAAAACACCTTCCATTTGGATTTGCATCCGTCGCAGTAAAAGTCAGCTATGTATCCCATTAGAACGGTATCTCCTCTCCAACTACATCGATCCCCGGCACGTCCACCTCTTGATGCTTGGCTGGAACCCACCACACACGAATCTGTTTCTGTTCCCCCGTCGTGGTTTTGAACCGCCTGTGGCCGTTCGCCTGTCCACCGTTGTTTAGTTCTTTCAGCCGTTCCTGTATCTGGCCCCGACTGTAGCTGTCGAACTTTTGGTTACGTAGAAACTTCATCAACGCTTCGAGCTTGAAGTACGTTAGTTCCTCGTCCTCGTCAGTGTAGGGCTTGCCAAGTGCAATCTCTTCAGCCGACTGTGCCTGCACCCGACCGTCACAATACGCTTCGACAAGCTCGTTGAACTGGCCCCTGTATGTCAGTTCGTGGGGCACATCAATGTGGTTCATGTCTTCCATTAGCATGGTCACGATGGTCTGCCAGTCCTGCATCTTCATCATGGGTGGCATGACATGAATCTGTTCCATGCATGCTTTCTGAAACTTCTGTGGTGTTTGCAGATCGTCAGTTGTCAACTCGACACGACGACCGCCCACATCGCAGAACCAGACCGGCGGCTCGGACTTCACCACGCATAGCCCTGTAACGTCCAACGCCATGCTTGTGACACCGATGCCAAACTTCTTGGTCTTGCATAGCGTCTTGTTACAGAAGCTCCTCAGTGGCTCCTGATCGCACGGAAATCCGTATTCTTTTTTCTCGTGTTGGTTTTGAATCGTGACGACCTCGGATGCCGGCAGCGGTGGGTTGGCGAACCGCTGGTTGATCTCTTCGAGTCGTTGCTTCCATGTCTCGGGCTGTTCCTTCTTGCACCCGACCGCAGCGGCGAACATCACCGTGTTGCGGGTGCCTTCGGGAATGCCCTGCCCGAACATACAGTTCAGGCAGGGCGCCCATTCCTTGAACTCGTCTTCGACAACCCCGAAGGTAAGAGCGACGAAAGCCTCCGGGGTGATGGCACGAGTGTCGGCGAGGTCAAGAAACTCCTCGAGAGATGCAGCAGAACCATCCTCGAGGATTGCATGGCGCAGGGTTTGTTCTGCATCGAAGTACGGCAAGTTGATAAAGTTACCAACGTCGCCACGCTCGTGCAGAACCTGCTCTTGCTTCGGAAAAATTTCACACCGGCCATACCCAACATAGGCGGCGATCTCCGAAGCCTTGTCACGGAACTCCCCTGCGCTCATGAACTCCGTGAAAAAGAAATAGATGTGTGCACCACCAGACTTCGAGCGACAGACCACGGCTGGGATCTCGAGGTCACGTAGCCGCCGGTCAATGGCAGCTAGGTCCAATGGGTATTCGTCAATGTCGAGGACACCAAACCTACATTTGTTGTCCTCGTTGATTGGTATGGATCCGACTCCCTTCACCCCGTTAAGGTGGGACCGGATAAGTTCGAGGGTGATTGGAGTGCGGACTGTGCGAGACTGTGCCTTCTGCTTGCCGGCCCGTCGCTCCTCTGAAATAATTGTCTGTCCATGTGCCGATTTGAAACCCTCAAAAGCGGCCATGAACTTTTCGTCCAAGTTCATAGCTATCCCCTATGGTTGGGTTAGGGCAGGGGGTGGGCACACACCCGTTCTGATATCGCGCCATGTCGCAAAACTGTCGATATCCGTAGCCTTGAGTGTGCCCTTGGGTGGCGTCCGACGCCCTTTGATCCGCCTCCCCCTGTCAGGCGCGGTCTAACCGGCTTACGTTAGAACGGGATCTCTTCGTCGTCATGCTTGGAAGCAGACGCCGAGTTCATTTCTTCTGTAGTTCCAGCGGACGTTTTTATCTCGCCCTTTCGGAACTGCTCGTACAGACCCTTACACTCCTGCACCGCTGCCGACGGCACACTCTGAATGTCAAGCTGGGAGATCGAGTAGTTGAACCACGAACCCTTGTCGTTGCTCTCCTGCACAGTCTTCAACTTCCACACCGTAGCCCACATGGGCGGAGTGAACAGACCCTTCTCGGGGTGCATCAGCTTCATACCCGCACGGCGAGTGTTCCACTGCTTGGCAACCTTCATCTGGGTCTTCTTCATATCGAGAATCATCTGCTGGGTTACACCATTCTCGTCGATAGCCACGACCAAGAACTGTGCAGCACGAACCAACTCGTTACCCGACGGCAGCATCTCATGGGCACCCACCCGATTTGCCTGACGTATGTCAGGGTTGTTCGGATCAATCTCGCCAAGGA